CAATCGCTGCGACCCCATTTCCTTGATGAGGCGCGGCTTGAGCGGGCGAGGGCGTCACAAAATTTGTGAAGACGCCTATCGCAAGTGCGGCACTAAGCCCCGCCATCTTCGGCAAAAAAATTTCCCACAGCGATTGCTGCCCCGCCTTTTCGGCGCGGTCCATGTCGGCGGCCATAATGATGAGCAATGGATTGTCCATTCCCAAGCCGGCAGCCACCTTTAGACAAACGTCGTTGCTCATGAACGCTTTGCCGTGTCTGTATTGGCTAATCGTGTTCTGCTTCAGTCCCAAAAATTCCGCAAGGGCAGTGTCAGTTTTTAGGGCTTGGGTTTCACGCAGCTTGTCGAGGTACTGAATCGATTTCACGGTGCCATCTCCGAAAAGTGCTTGACTAATCTGTATGACAGATTATTATCTGCACAACAGATATCTGTCTTGCAGATGCGCTCAGTGTATCAGGTGACGCCGAAAGGTAAACCCTGCGCTGACGGGGCCATATCACAACCAAACGGGGGTAGGTGGTGCCGAAATACCAAGTCCATGCCTACACGCAGTGCGGTAACAACCGCGTTGCCGTTGTCGCTGTCACTGCCCGCAATGCCGAAAGTGCACGCGGAAAGGCCCGCTCGGAGCTGTCGCGCCGTGGCCGCCGTGCCGAGTCCCTCACGTTGATTTCCGTTCAAGTCGGTGCGCCGTCAAGCGACATCGCTCGCATGGCGTAGAGGGCGCGATTTCCCCTGTAGTGCGCCGCGCCATTTCGGCCCTCGGATAGCGTGGCGGTTTGTGGACGGCTGACCTAGCGTCCACCTTTTTCGATTAGCGCGTTCGTCGCGCATACATGCGGAGTCGAATGGCTCCGTTCTATGTGAATAGCAGTCCTAAATCAAAGGAACCGAGATGAGCAAACAAAAGTTGACCATTCTCCAAGTGATCCAGCGCGGCGGCATCTCGAAGCGCACCGGTCAGCCGTGGGAGATTCACACGGCGCAATGCGTGCTGGAGCAAGAGAACAGCGAGGGCAAGCAAATCCTCGTCGGCACGATCAACTTACCGGCCGCACTGAAGGATTCCGCACCGGGCGACTATCTCGCCGAGTTCGCGCTTCAGCAGTCGATGGAGGGCAAGCTCGAACCTCGCATCGTGTCGCTTGCGCCGTTTGGTCGACCGACCGCTAAGGCCGCGGCTGCTTCGTCTTAGAGACGGTTTCATAAAGGCTGCTGAGTCCGCTGCAAAATGTTCCAGCAGATCATGGAGCAACCGAGTTTGAGGAACGCTTCATGAATGTCGGCACGCCGTTCGAATCGGATACGGAGACGTCGAAAGTGGTGCATCCAGGCATGCGTGCGCTCAACGACCCATCGAACCTTCCCAAGGCCGCTGCCGTGTGGTTGTCCGCGTCGGGCAATGCTGGTGGGAATGCCTCGCTCGTGCAGGATGCGCCGGTACTTGTCGTGATCGTAGCCTCGATCCGCATAGACGCGTTTGGGCCGGCTCAGTGGCCGACCGCGAACGCCTTTGATCGGCGCGATCGCCTCGATCAGGGGGATCAGTTGCGTGACGTCATTGCGGTTGGCGCCGGTCAAGATTGCCGCGATCGGTGTGCCGTTGGCGTCGGTGGCGAGGTGGTGCTTGGAACCGGGTCGCGCTCGATCGGTGGGGTTCGGGCCAGTTTTTCGCCCGCCCCAACCGCACGAATCGACGAGGAGTCGACGACCACACGTGAGAAGTCGATCTGGTTTGCCGCGCGTAGTTTGGTCAGCAGCAACGCGTGCAATGCATCCCACACGCCAGCCTCTTGCCAGTCCCGCAGCCGCCGCCAGCAACTCACGCCCGAGCCACATCCCATTTCTGCAGGAAGATCGCGCCAGCGAATGCCGGTCTTCAGCACGAACAGAATGCCTGTCAGCGCTGCGCGATTCGGCACGGGCTTGCGACCCGGGTACTTGAACCGACGGGGCTTGGCAGGTGGTAGAAGTGGCTCGATTAGTTTCCACAACTCGTCGTCAATGATCGGCTTGCCCATCTCCCTGATCCGGTTGTCACGACGGCTCAGGTTAACAGATCGAGAGAAAAGTTAACAGTAGCTACGCGTCTTTTTGAAACCGTCTCTTAATCCGTCACGGAAACCGGATCGCTCGAAGCTGGCCCGCACGGGCGGTTCTCTTACTACCGGGCCTGAACCTGAGAGGAAAAATCAAATGAAGAAGCTGGTTGCAGTTGCGGCGCTCGCTACGGCAAGCATGGGTGCATTCGCGGCGGACGTGCCGGTTGTTGCGATGGACGTCGGCCCGGTCGTGAGCTCGATTACCGGTATCGGCCCGAATATCGCGCTCGTCGGCGGTGCGGTGCTCGCGGTGTCGGCGGCGATGTTCGGCTATCGCGCGGTGAAGAGCTTCCTCGGTCGCTGATCGCGTGAACTCATGAGCCCCTGGTATGTGCGCGCGTACCGGGGGCTTTTTCTTGGGTAGAAGCCAATGAAACGGTGGGTGGTTGCTTCGCTTGTTGGTGTCGCATTCGGCGCACGCGCGGCGCAAGGAATCGACGTGATCGTGTGCGGCAGCGCGGCCAGTGCGTCGGCGAGCACGGGGCAAACGCCCTGCGCGTTGTCCGATGGCTCGATGGGCGTGCAACAGGTCGTGCATCTGACGCTTGTGAACGGCGCTGCGGCGAGCGACGCGCCGATGCATGGCGGGGCGGCTGCGGGCCTGAAAGTGGGAGCGGCCATGCTGCTTGTCTTTGCGATCGCATACGGGCTGCGTGCGTTGCGTCGCCGCACACATTCCGTTTCGATAGACCGGAATGCCTTCCCGCGCGGCCCACATCTCCGGCTGCAACATCTCTCGCCGCACAGGATCGATCGCGATCGCGGGCGGCTGAACCGCCGCATAGCGATCGCCCGCACTGGCGGGTAGTGCATCCACGTCGAGCGACACTTGATCGCCGCTCCACAAGAATTTCGCATCACCCAACTGTAGAGCCGAGCCCACGGCGAGAATGCCCATGCCCGCCAGAATCGTCAGCCAGACCGGCGCACCCGCGAAGGCAAGCGCGGCTGCGGCCCCCGTTCCGACGACGTTCAACATGGTCGATGCCTTGCCCATGCCCGCGAGTGTCGCCGCAATGCGAGGATCGGATGCGGCGATACCGCGTGCGACGGCAAGACGCGTCAGAATCGCCGCCTGAGCGCGATTAATCACGAAGGTTTCGAGCGGCGCGAGCGCGGCCTGTGCATGCGCCTGCTGATTGCAGACCATCGCGAATGCGGCAAACAACGCCAGCCAGACACCACGAATTCTCTTGCGCATGCTTACCCCATCAGGATCAGCGCAGCGCCGCCGATCGTGCCAACCGTCACGCAGAACTCGACGCAAAACCAAAGCATGACTAGCTCTCCGAAGCAGATTCGAGAAAGCGAACAACACGTTCTGTAACGGCTATCCGTTCTCGCCGGGGTTCGGCACGTCGAATTTCTATATGTCACGCGGACCATTCGATATCCTGCCGAGCACACTCGAACAGGCGCAGCAATTCGCGTGGTACTTGTACTACTACCTCGGGCACTGCGGCCTGTATACGGGTTGCGAGGATAAGAATGATAGTAACGTGCACTCGCACGTGCTGTATTTCGCGCCTCAGAGGCACATACCGGGCAACCCGATCGCGTTGCATTACACGGAGTCGCGGACAGTCGCCGTCAAAGATCGCGGTGGCCGTGTCACGTACCGCAACGTCGTGAAGAGCGGAAAGGACTCGCTGTTTCGATACAAGGAAGAAGTCGTGCCGCTGGTGGCTGATGACTTGTCGAAACTGTGGCCGCGCATTCCATCGAAGGTCGCGGCGACGCCGCTGCCGGCCGCGACAATGGCTAGTCTCATCAACGAGACGTGGAAAAGCGCGGTATCGCAACCCGGCTATAAAGGCCTGCCGTATCAGCCGATTAGCGAACGCGACGTTGCCGAGTGGGTGAAAGCGAATCCGGGACAGGTGCCCACCGTGGCCGATTTGTTCTCGTCTCCCGCGCAGAAGGGTAAAGACGTACTTATCACGCCGTTCGTACCGCCGCGGCCGATTCCGATACCCGTGCCCGTGCCCGTGCCCGTGCCGACGCCTGAGCCGCGTCCGGCATCCGAAGCGGAACCCGAGCCGCGCCCCGCGCCTGCTCCGGTGCCGGGGACGAATCCGCAGCCGCGCCCGGTGCCCGAGCCGCAACCACAACCGCAGCCTGTGCCGGTGCCGCGCCCCGTGCCTCAACCCGTGCCGCAGCCGGTGCCGGTTCCGCTGCCTCAGCCCGTACCGCATCCGGTGCCCGAGCCCGCGCCGAGTCCGGTTCCCCGGCCGGTGCCGGTTCCCGTGCCTGAACCCGTGCCGGGTCCAGTGCCTGTGCCGGTCCCCGAGCCGGTGCCCAGTCCGGTTCCAGAGCCCATGCCGCAACCGATCCCGCAGCCGTTGCCGCAACCCGTTCCCGTGCCGACGCCCGCGCCGGGCACCAATCCGGGAAACGGTCGGCCGTCGCGCGACGATATTTGCGCGCGGCATCCTGATGCGTCTGCATGCGCGCCGCTCGGCAGCGCGTCGGATGTGGCCGTGAACAGCGACACGAGGCGCATTTCCTTGTCGCCGCGCCCGATCGGATTGACCGAGGGCGTTTGCCCCGAGCCGAAGCGGGTGGTCGTGTTCGGCGGCGAGCTGTCGTTCAGCTATGAGCCGCTGTGCGAGTTCGCCTTGAAGCTGCGCCCGTTGGTGCTGCTGCTGGGCGCGTTGCTCGCTGGCGTCATCTTCGTGACGGGATTAGCGGCATGAGCTGGGCAAGCCTACTGGTGTCGCTGGTCGGGCCGATCGTCACGCGCGTACTGGTCGCGCTCGGCATTGGCTTCGTGACGGTCACGGGAATCGATCTGGCGTTTGCTCAGATCGTGCAATGGATGACGGCAAGCGTCGGCGGATTGAGTAGCGATATCGCGAATGTGCTCGCGCTTGGTGGTGTGGGCGACGGCATCGCGTATGTGCTCGGCGGGCTCTCGGCGCGCGTGTCGTTCTACACGCTCACGTCCACAACCAAAATGGTGTTCGGCAAATGATCACGCTGATTACAGGGGTGCCGGGGAGCGGCAAGACGCTGCATGCGGTGTGGTTGCTGACGAAGATCGCGAAGGGGCGTCGCGTGCTGGTCGACGGCATTCGCGATCTGGCAATCGAGCACGTCGAGATTGACGAGCCGTGGTTGCGGCAATGGCACGAAAAGGCGGAAGCCCATGACTTGATCGTGATCGATGAGGCGCAACGCATTTACCCGCCGACGACGGTTAGCCAAAAGCCGACGCCGGATGTGGAGCAATTGCACGTGCATCGTCACAAGGGCGTCGACTTCATCCTCATCACGCAGCATCCGCAGCGGATCAGCAAGACGGTGCGCGATCTGGTCGGGCGGCATATCCACGTGCGCAACCTGTTCGGGCTCAAGCGCGCGATGCTCTACGAGTGGGACCACTGCCACAACCCGAGCAGCCTGAAAGACGCGGTGAAACGGCAATGGCCATATCCGCGCGAGATCTTCAAGCTCTACACGAGCGCCGAAGTCCACACGAAGAAACTGGCGGTCGTGCCCAAGGCGTTGTTCGTCGTGCCGATTGCGTTGGGCGTGTTGCTTTACTGCTCGGTGAAGTTCTTCTACAGCGCACGCGACGGCTTCGGAGTGACGCCGGGCATGTCGGACGCCGCGCATGAAGCAGCCAGTGCTTCCGCGCAGTCGCCGCGACCCGCGAAGGTCGAGCGCACGCCGACCGCACCTCTGTCGTCGGACTGGCGCATTGCCGGGCGCTACGTGACGGAAGGCGTGGGTTATGTGGTGCTTGTCGCGGCGGACGGTCGATTGCGTCCGATGTCGTTGGAGGGATTCAGCGGCGAAGGAATGCTGCTGACGGGGGATGTCGACGGAAAGACCGTTGGCGCTTGGACCGGCGCGCACGCCGGTAAAACAGAACAAGGCGGGGGCATGCAATGAAGCGATACGGAGTGCTGATTGGAGCGTTGACGGCGTATTCGGTGGCGGCCGTTGGCGCGGTGCCGCCGTTGCCAACGCTGTCGGCTGATGCGAGCTTGTCGGCCGCGGCGCCGTCGCCTGTCGCCGCGCCGACGTTGACGCCGTTGAGGCACGTCGCCGGAACGTCGTTTGATCTGCGGTTCGTGACGGTCGCACAGATTGTCGACCTCATCTATCAGGAGGCGATGCATACGCCTTACGTGCTCGGCCCGGACGTGCTGAGCGACGGACGGCTCGTGTCGTTCCGTCTGAACGATCGGAATCGCGACGTGCGCACGGTCATGGGCGATTTCCTCGAATCGCTCGGCTTTCAGGTTGTGACGAAGAACGGCGTCGACTACGTGACGAAGAAGCCCGGCATGGCGCGCGAAAAGGTCGATCAAGACGTGTTCGTCTACAAGCCGCGCTATCGCCGCGTCGACTACCTGCGCGCACTGATCGAGCCGATGATCGGGGCACGCGCGATGCCGTCGGTGTCGCCCGTCGGCATGCCGTCGCAACCTGTCGGCGCGGTACAGGTGCCCGGCGAGCCCGCAACGCCGCCCGGCGACGTGCCTGCGATGCCCGTCGAAACGAGTGTGCAGGCTCGCGGCGACGATCTTGTGATCGTGGGCTCGCACGATGAAGTCGCGCTGTTGCGCAAGGTCGTGCCGGAACTCGACACGGTGCCGAGTGAGGTGGTCGTTCGCGGTTGGGTGTACGAAGTGGCGAACACCGATTCGACCAACACGGCGTGGAGTATCGCGGTTCGGATGTTGAGCGGTCAGCTTCGCATCTCGAGCGGCGACACGTCGTCGGATACGAGCTCCGTTCGTTTCACGGGGCCGGGTGTCGACGCGGCGATATCGGCGCTGAATGCCGATTCGCGATTCAAGGTCGTCAGCGCGCCACACGTGCGGATCGTGTCCGGCGAGCGCGTGCGCCTGAACGTCGGGCAACAGGTGCCGACGCAATCGAGCGTGAGTTACCAAGGCTCGACCGGTACGCCGGTTCAGTCGATCACCTATCAGGACGCGGGCTTGATCTTCGACGTTGAGCCGACCGTCATGCGCGAGGTAATCGAGCTCAAGGTGCGTGAGGAGATCTCCGATTTCGTCGCGACGAGAACCGGCGTCGACACGTCGCCGACGAAGAACACGCGACAGCTACAGACGGTGACGCGATTGAAGGACGGTGAGGTCGTCGTGTTGGGTGGCTTGATTCAGGACCGCAACGCAACGGCGCGCAGCGGATATGCGTGGCTGCCGGGCTTTCTCGATGGTCGATCTAGCTCGAAGCAGCGCACGGAGGTTTTGTTGGTGCTGCAGGTGCAGAGGATTTAGGCGTTCAGCGTCAGGAGTGTCCGGCCGTGGCCGAAGCGGCGTAGGGCGACGGCGGCAATGCGGAGTCCGGGCGGTCGTCGCGCGGCTCAGCGCGGCCCGCCGGACCGAGTAGCGGGTACTCGCGAGGGCGGCGAGCGGAGGCGTTGAGGCGGCAATCCCCCTTTTTCTGCACGGCACTGCCGCGCGCGGCGCTTCCGGCGCGATAGGCGCGGGCGGTTCTGTGGCGAGGGTTGGGGGTTTAGCTGCGGGCGGCTCGCCAAGCGCAGCAGAGCGCGCCGGGCAGGCCGCGCGCAGCGCGGCCCCTAAACTTGTATCTCTAACACTTAACGGAAATTGCTCACGTTGACGCCTGGAACAAGCGTGAGAAAAAGAAAAGCCCGGCGATCGTTCGCAGCGATCCCGGGCCGTGATCGACATCGGATATACGAGGTATCCAACGTGGATGCAGCCATTGTAGGACAGGAAGCGCGTTCGTTTCAAAGTCTGCTGAACGAAGCCGGTTCGATGCAGGCGCTGAATCACTCACGCCTTGACGGCGCGTCGGCGGTCCAGTGCTCGGACTATTCGCCGTTCAGCGATGAGTACATCGTGCGCACACAACGTTTCGAAGACGGGCAGCAGGAAGTCGTAGCGTTCAGCGTGGCCGTGCAGCGCCACTTTCACGAGCTGCGTTTGCGGCCGCGTGGCCTTCGTGGAAAGCGTGTGGCTCTGGAGGGCGAGACGCAGGACGACGTAGCCGCGAAGTCGGACAAGTCGCTTCGCACGTCGATCGAGCGATCGAAGCGGATGATTCGTAAGCGTTGCAAGGCAATTCGCGCCGATCGCATGCTGACGCTCTCGACGCGTGCGAATGAGACGCGGATCGAGGTGTGGGCGAAGTGGTGGGACGAGTTCCGGCGACGATTGAACAAGTTGCAGGACTTCCACTACGTGGCGGTGCTCGAACGGCAGCAGCGCGGCGCATGGCATATCCACGTGGCCGTGAGTGGTCGTCAGAACTGGAAACTGTTGCGCTCGATCTGGCTCTCGGTGATCAGCAAGGCGGGAACCGATGGTGCGGTGAATGACAGCACACGTGGCTTCGGCAAGAACGGCTTTTTTCGGCGGATCGGTGGCAAGGGCCGGGCGATGCGGCATCGGATCGCGACGTACATCGCGAAGTATGTCGGCAAGGATGCGGACGCGTCGACGTTCAACAAAAAGCGCTATTGGACGAGCAAGGGCATTGTGGTTCCAGAAACGACGACCTATGCGCATTTGGGCTCGGAGGCGGGGGCGATGGATGCAGTTGTGGCCGCGCATCGGTGCGTACTCGAGAATGGTGCGACGTGCGACGGGGCACAGTTCTATTGGAATCAGGGAGTGGGGGTGTTCTGGATGGCGACAGGGAACGTTAACAGCTGAATTGAGTGTCACGAACTGGCGCGAAGTACTCTCGACGCCCGGGAAGGCCTTACAATAGGTCAACCGAAATTAGGGGAAGCATATGCTTACGGTGACTTTGCCCGCCGAGCTGGAAACCGCCATCATGACGGCGGCGCATCGATCGGGCCAATCTGTCGATGAATACGCGGCGGCGGTTTTTGCTGACGCCTTGTCGCTCGAACTGGATCGCGCGCGGCTGGATTCGTACCTGGCTGGAACGCCGGGTGTGCCGCACGAGCGGGTTAGCAAGTGGTTGGAGGATCTCGCCGCAGGAAGCCGTACCGAATGCCCGCGTTGATCTGGCACCCAGACGCGCTGGAAGATGTTGCACGGCTATACGATTTTCTCGTCGTAAGCAGCCCTGCGGCTGCGCGCCACGCGGCTCAAATCATCGTGGACGCCGCTGATTTGATCGCTGAAAACCCCGGCATCGGTGCGCCTCGGGCGGAATTCCGCGAATGGGCAGCCAGGTTCGGCCGAAGCTCCTATGTCATCAGGTATGCCGTACTGGACGGCGACGAGGTGCTCGTAACCCGGGTATGGCATAGCCGCGAGCATCGTTGAATGTCAGCAGAGGGCCTGTCAGGTTTGCTGGTTTGCCAAATGTATGACGATTTGGTAGCTTGCGGCCGACCAACAAACGGGGTTTCTCATGCCGATTTCGTGCACGTTTGCACTCAACAATCAGAAATTTTCGACCCTCCAATGCCCGGGCGTTGGAGCTTTTCCGGCATTTTCGGGAACGGGCAAAGGTCGGGATAATCCGACGGCAGTCGCCAAAAAAGATGTCGGTCCGTTGCCGCCTGGGCGCTATTACATCGTCGATCGGGAGTCGGGCGGGCGTTTGGGCAACATACGCGATTTCGTTTTGGAGCACTTCTACGGAACCGATCGGACGAACTGGTTTGCACTGTATCGCGCGGATGGTCAAATCGACGATTGGACCTTCATTAACGGCGTGAGGCGAGGGAACTTCCGTCTTCATCCGAACGGCCCGCGAGGCTTGAGCGAAGGCTGCGTCACCTTGGTGAATCAGCGGGATTTTGTAAAGCTGCGAGCCGCACTCAAAGCAACGCCCATGATCAGCGTGCCCGGTTTCGCCGGTCGCGCATACGGTACGGTCGATGTTCGATGAAAGCTTCTCGAGTCGCGCTTAATGTAGTCGCTACGCTGGCGGTCACGTTGGTGCTTGCCAAGGTAGCTGGATCGATCCAGTTCGCGCCGTGGGCTACGGATGCCTTGATCCGTTTTGCGGGAATCTTCGGTGCTTACGGCGACGAAAGCGTTGAGGATGTGTATCTGGTCTCGTCGTTGCTGGCGTCGCTGATTCTGGCTATTGCCGTTGTGTGGGGCGCGAATCGGCTGGTGCTGCGTCCGAATCGTGAGAAATGAAGATGCAGCTTGAATTGCTGGAGCGACCGTATCTGTCGGCGCAAGAGCTGGCTGATGTGGCTCGGGATATCAGGAATCTCTACTGGGTGATTCGCAACACTCGGCGCGGCATCCACGACGCGAAGCGACGACGCGTGTACTACAAGATTGCCAAGCATAAAAAACGCCTGCTCATGGCAGGCGTGTCGAAGGAGATGATTTTGGGCTTGCTACGCTGTTGCCGGGCGCGTGATTGTCAGGGACAGGACTGCTTTGATTGCCCGAATCGTCGCAGTCAATCTGCGTACACAATTTGACATAATAT